GATCGGCTTCACGCGATCTGAATTGAACCAGTACCGCCGTCTGCCCGCCGATGAACGCACCGCCTTGATCGAGGCCGCCAAAGCAGGCGACGAAGAAGATGGCTTTGATCAAATGTTCGGATTGCGGGAGGGAGATTTCTGACAAGGCCGCATCCTGTCCCGGCTGCGGAGCGCCAATTGATGGCGCTTCATCGGCTGTTTCGATCAATCCAGCGTCGCACATGAACGTCACGCGCACAGGCGCAAAGTGGGAAGGCATCGGCTTTCTGCTGATCGTTGGCGGCATGATCGTGGCGATGGCGGCTGAGCCGCCGATCTCGATGGTGGGCGGGTTTGCGATGCTGACCGGATTAGCGGTCTTCATCGTCGGCCGGTTCAAGTGAGAAAATGGGCTCGATAACCTTAGTGGCGCGCGATCACACGCCAGACGAGGCCAGAATCGCCGCGCTTTTGCGGCAGTCAACCGTGCATAAGAACGACAAAAACTATGATGCGGCCATAGCTTGCTTGCGCGAGGCGTATGGCTTGATGGAGCGGGCTTCCACCGTCTGGGGGTTCAAGGAATACTTCCGCCTGCCGCGCTGCCTGCATTTGGCTGGTTGCTACGAGGAGGCCGTCGCCGAGTTGCAAAAGCTGCACGATGGGCTTGCGGATTTCGAGAGACGCAGGAAAGCCGCTGGATTCTTCCCGATGGACGCGACCGTTCAGCGCAACATCCGATCGATGATCAAGCGGGAAATCGCGGCGACCGAAGAGCGAGAGCAAAAAATCCATAACCGCAAAAAACCAAAATCGCCAATCTGAGGCGTTGAAATTGCATCGGACGGCCTTGGGGCAGTCCCTTCACCTGAAAATCGATTTGTGATGGGGTTTGTGGCCCCAAAGCGGCATGTCTGATTCGGGGCTGGATGGCATTTGCTTCCTAGTCTCGATCCGTCTGGTTTTGAAAGTTAACCTGGGTTAAAAGACTCCTCCCATCCAGCCGCCTATCGTGCGGCCATGCCTACTGCATTCGCCGCACTTTCCATTGCCATCACGCCCGCCTCCGGGCGTGAGATTCAGCTCACCCCCGCCGGGTTGTTCAAGGCCCGCGACGGCCGCCCCGCAGGAATCGCCGGCTGGAAGCTGGACGCGCAGACCGCGCTGAAGGTGGCCGCCCGCGCCGCCGCCCGCAAGACCCCCTTCGTCATCGACTACGAACACCAGACGCTGGCCACCGAAAAGAACGGCCAGCCTGCGCCTGCCGCCGGCTGGTTCAAGACGCTGGAATGGCGCGATGGTGCCGGCCTATTCGCCACCGACGTGGAGTGGACCGCCAAGGCCAAGGCGCACATCGAGGCCGGCGAATACAAGTTCATCAGCCCCGTGTTCGGTTACGACCCGAAGACCGGCGACGTGCTGCAGGTCGAAATGGCGGCGCTCACCAATACTCCCGCGCTCGATGGCATGGATGCCGTGGCGGCGCTGGCGCAGGATTTTTTCAACCGCTCGCAAGAGCCCACCCACGAAAAGGACCGACCCATGAAGGCACTCGCCAATCTGCTGGGCCTGGCCGAAGACGCGACCGAGGCGGACATCTCTGCCGCCATCGTCGCGCTTAAGGCCAAGACCACCGAACACGAAACCACCATCGCCGCGCTGAAGACGCAGGCCCCGGACCCGGCCAAGTTCGTGCCGGTGGAAACCGTCACCGCACTGCAGGGCCAGGTCGCAGCGCTGACCACCAGGCTGAACGACACCGAGCTGGAAGACGTGGTCCAGGCCGCGCTGTCGAGCGGCAAGCTGCTGCCGGCGATGGAAGGCTGGGCGCGCGACCTGGGCAAGAAGGACATCGCGGCGCTGAAGGGCTACATCGAGAAAAACCCGGCGATTGCCGCGCTCAACGGCAACCAGACCGGCGGCAAGGGTCCGGAAGGTCGCACCGACGGCGAGCTGTCCGCCACCGATCTGGCCATCTGCAAGTCGATGGGCATCAAGCCCGAAGACTATAAGGCCACGCTGGCCGAACAGGCCGCCGCCTGATCGCCCCCGCACCCATTCCAATAGGAGAAAGCAATGTCTGCACTTACCGCTGATCGCGCCACGGCCGAACGCCAGGGCGACCAATTTTCCTTTGACGTCGCGGCTGCCGTGGTGTGCCGCGCTGGCGGCATTGCTGTGCTGGATGCGGCCGGCAACGTCAAGCCCGGCGTCACCGCAACCGCTCTGATCTGCGCCGGCCGCTTCGACGCCACGGTGGACAACAGCGCCGGCGCAGCTGCCGCCGTCAAGGCCCCGGTGCGCAGCGGCGTGTTCCGCTTCGGCAACTCGGCGGCCGCCGACCTCATCACCAAGGCCGAGATCGGCGACAACTGCTACATCGTCGACGACCAGACCGTGGCCAAGACCGACGGCACCGCCACTCGCAGCGCCGCCGGCAAGATCGTCGACGTCGACAGCGCCGGCGTCTGGGTCCGCATGGGCCTGTAAGCCGCCAACCTCATCCAGTTCAAAGGAGCAGTGAACATGAAACGCTTTCCGAAATTTGCACTCCTGGTGGGCATGGCCGTCATGGCCCTGGCCGCCGCCCCGGCCGTCGCCGGCCTGCCGCAGATCGACCACGGCCTGGCCGTGATCGGCATCGGCGGCATGCTCGTCAACAAATCCGCACTCGATTCGATCTTCACCGGCCTGAAGACGATCTTCAACAACACCCTCAAGGCCCAGCCCGGCGCCTGGCAGGCCACGGCGATGGAGGTTCCCTCCACCGGCGCTGGCGAGGACTATGCCTGGCTGAGCCGCTTCCCCAAGATGCGCAAGTGGGTGGGCGAGAAATTCATCAAGGTGCTGGAGGCCGGCAAGTTCTACAAGAAGAACGAAGACTGGGAAACCACCATCGCCGTCGACCGCAACGACATCGAGGACGACCGCCTCGGCATCTACAACACCCAGGCGATGGGTGCGGGCGAATCTGCCGGCGAGCTGCGCGACATCATCGTCGACGACCTCAAGAACGGCGCCTTCGCCAATCTCTGCATGGACGGCCAGTTCTTCTACGACACCGACCACCCGCTGAAGAACAGCGACGGCGTTACCACCAGCGTCAGCAACAAGCTCACCGCTGCGCTGTCGGCCGCCACGCTTGCCGCTGCCAGTGCCAGCTACGGCGCCGCACGCCAGGCGATCATGGGCTTCACCGACAGCGAGGGCATGGCGCTGCGCCTGATCCCGGACACCCTGGAAGTGCCGCCCGCCCTGGAAGCCGTCGCCCGCATCCTGTGCGAGGCCGACAAGCTGCAGGACAACTCGCCCAACCCCTACAAGGGCACGGCCAAGGTGCTGGTCAACCCGGCGCTCACCAGCGCCACCGCGTGGATGCTGCACGTCACCAGCAAGCAGTCGATCAAGCCTTTCATCATCCAGATGCGCAAGGCCCCGACCTTCGTCAGCCAGACTGACATGGCCTCCGAGGACGTGTTCAACAAGCGCGAATACAAGTTCGGCGCAGAGGCGCGCGCCACCGGCGTGTACGGCTTCTGGCAGCTGAGCTGCGGCTCGACCGGCGTCTGATCGCAGTAGCAGGTTGATTCATGGCGGCTGGTGACAGCCGCCATCGCTAAACCGGCTAACCCTGCCCGCACGAGCGGACCATCTACCACCAGGAGCACGACATGGCCAAAGCCAAAAATACCGTCCCGTCCAAGAAGACCGCAGCTGCAGCACCGGAAGCCACCGTTGCAGATCCCGCAGCTGCAGCGCCGGAAGCCCCCGTTGCAGATCCCGCAGCGGCAGCGCCGGAAGACACGGTGAGCGATCCGGCAGCTGCGGCACCCATACCCCCCGCGAGCGAAGTCGCCCCCGCGCCGGAAACAACGCAAGAACCCGCCGGCGCGGGCCAGACGCAAGGCGAACCCGAGCCCGAAGCAACGGAACTCAGCAGCGCCGACAAACCCGATCCGGTGATCGGCCTGCGCATCACCTCCGCACGCGAAGGATTTCGCCGTGCCGGGCGCGCGTGGAGCATGCAGCCCACCGAGATCCCGCTGTCTGAGCTCTCCGACGCCGACGTGGCCGCGCTGATGTCCGAGGCGATGCTGACCGTGGAAGAGGTGGTCCTGGCATGAGCAAGACCAAGTCCAAGCAATCCACCCAGGAGCAGGCCGCGGCCTCCGAATACACCGTGCTCACACCGGTCGAGCACGGTGGCAAGGTGTACCGCGCCAACGACACCATCGAGCTGACCGACGAGCAGGCTGCGCACCCGCTCGAGGTCAAGGCGATCAAACCCAAGGCGGCGCAATGACCTACGCCGTCCAGGCCGACATGCTCACCGCGCTGGGCGAGGACGAGCTGATCCAGCTCACCGACCGCGCCGACCCGCCCGTGGGCGCGATCGACGCGACCGTGCTCACCCGCGCCCTCGAGGCCGCCGACGGCGAGATCGACAGCTACCTGGCGGCGCGCTACACCCTGCCACTGCCCAGCGTGCCGGTGATCCTGCGCGACTGCGCGATCGACATCGCCCGCTACCGCCTGCACGACCGCGGATTGCCTGACCTGGTGAAGGACGCCTACAAGGACCGCATCACCTGGCTGCGAGACGTCGCCAAAGGCATCGCCAGCCTGGGCACCGCCACCGACACCCTCACGCCAGCCAGCGCCGGCCTGCCGGAAATGACCAGCGGCGGCCGCGTGTTCGCCCGCGAAACGATTTAGGCAGAGGCTGGACGATGCCCCGCCTGGAAACGCTCCTCATCCAGAAAGACCCCGCCGAATCCCGCCTGGTGGAATTCGATTTCGCCGGCGATCTGACCGCTCCCGCGTCCGCCGTGGTTTCTGTAACGCCGATTAATGGAGCCGACCCGGCCGCCGCCTCTATGCTCGACGGCGTACCAGTGATTTCAGGAACCGTCGTGTCCCAGCGCGTGAAACTCGGTGTCGACAAGCTCAACTACAAGCTGCGCTGCGAGGCGACTCAGGGCGTCGACGTGCGGGTGCGCGCAGCGATCTTGCCGGTGAGGACGGCATGATCGAGGACTACCTCGCCGCCGGCGCGCTGATCGAGGACCGCATCCGCGACAAGGTGCCGGAAATCAGACGGGTGGAAGGCGTG